AAACCGCAAGTGTTCAAAAACAAATAGCAGATATCAATGCGAATATACGACAATTAATATTGGGTATGCAAGGTATTGGTGGCGGTGGTGAGGTTCGACTAGAACGCTTAGATGATGTTGACCGTTCATCCGCTACAACAGACGGTAGGTTCCTACGATATAGTTCTTCCACTAAGAAGTGGGAAGGTGTTGCAATTGATACTGGTGACCAAGCTGCAATCCTAGATAATTCTGGAACACCATCACTTGCAACAGGTGTGACTGCATCTGAAATTAGAACATTAATTGACGCCCAACAATCTGGTTCTTATGTAACCCTTAGTGGATTGTCTGTGGGTAGTGAAGCATCCGCATCTGGTGATGGTGGGATAGCATATAATAATAGTACTGGTGTATTTACATACACACCACCAGATTTATCTACGAAGGCAAACCTTGCTAGTCCAGCGCTTACTGGTAACCCAACTGCGCCGACACAATCTGCAAGTGATAACAGTACGAAGATTGCTACAACTGCCTATGCTGATACAGCAGTTGCGAACATTGTTGATTCATCACCGGCAGCTTTAAATACTCTGAATGAACTTGCAGCTGCTTTGGGAGATGATGAAAACTTCTCTACTACAGTTACAAATAGTATTGCTACTAAAGCACCGTTGGCTAATCCAGCATTAACAGGAACACCATCTGCTCCAACCGCTTCAACAGGTACTAACACAACACAGATTGCTACTACAGCATTTGTAAAACAAGAGATAGACGCTCTCAAAGCCTTACTATACGCTTACGACCAATCCTAAGTCTTATAAATAGTCAAAGTATTAAAACTATTTAAATAGGGGTTCACATGGCTTTATCCACAAGACAAGGACTCATCGACTATTGTTTACGAAGGTTAGGACACCCTGTAATAGAAATCAATGTCGATGAAGACCAAATATCAGATAGAATCGATGATGCCTTTCAACATTGGAACGAATATCATTTCGATGGTGTAGAAAGGGCATATGTCAAACACAAGTTAACTGGGTCTACCTTAACTTTAACAGGTAGCGCAACCTTCACATCGGGTGAAACAATTACTGGTGGAACTTCTGGTGCAAAATCAACAGTCCACTCATCAAGTTCTGGAACTTCAGTAGTTTATGAAAGAACAAGTACTGCTGAAGTATTTGAAGCGAACGAAACAATTACAGGTTCGGACTCTGGAACAACTGCAACTATTCAAAGTATATCTAAAGGTGATATAGAAAACGGTTATATACCAATAGGCAATGATATTCTAAATGTTGTTAGGGTTTTCAAATTTGGTGCATTGATAGGCAGTAAATCAGATGGATTATTTGATGTGGACTATCAGTTTGCAATGAATGATTTATATAATCTACTATCTGCTGATATAACATACTACGCTATGGTCAAGACTCACATGAATTTATTAGAAAGTATATTTAGAAATGAGAGACCAATTAGATTCAACAGAAAAACTAATAGATTATATCTGGACACAGATATGGACGCGACCTTTAATATAGATAACTATATTGTTGCGGAAGCATATGCTATATTAGACCCCACTACATACACCGAAGTGTATGATGATATGTTCTTGAAAAGATATGCCACTGCTCTTATTAAAAGACAGTGGGGTGAGAACATGAAAAAGTTTGGGGGTATCGCGTTGCCGGGCGGAGTAACACTTAACGGTGACCAAATATACGGAGAAGCAATCAATGAAGTTGCAGTCATAGAAGATGAAATGCAATTAAAATATGAATTGCCACCTATGATGATGACAGGGTAAGTCAATGGCTACGAATGTTTATTTCCAATCAGGCAATACCAGTGGTACTACTAACGAACAGCGTCTAGTAGAAGACTTGGTTATTGAAAGTCTAAAGATATATGGACACGATGTTCATTATATGCCTAGGACTTTGGTAAACAGGGATACAATTTTTGATGAAGATGAATTATCCAAGTTCACACAACAATACCCCCTTGAAATGTACATGGAGAATGTCGAAGGATATGAAGGAGAGGGTGAACTATTTACCAGATTTGGTATAGAAATTAGAGACCAAGCAACTTTTATCCTATCTAAAAGACGATGGGAACAAATGGTTGACCGAGAAAAAGATAGTGGTGGCACTTTTCAGTTAGACGCGAGACCAGCAGAGGGTGATTTGTTGTACTTCCCCAAGACAAAATCTTTATTTGAGATTAAACTTGTGGAGTTTCAAAATCCTTTTTACCAGTTAGGAAAAATTTATACTTTTAGGATGCAATGCGAACTCTTTGAATACAGTTCAGAAAGACTTGATACTGGTGATACAGATATTGATGGAATCGAAGACTTACAAAGTCTTGACATTCTACAGTTCCAGTTCCAATTAGAAAACGGAGACTTGCTGAAACAAGAAAATAATGACACTCTGATACTAGAAAGTTTCCAAACTAGTAGGGGTAATACTGGTGTAGATAATGCAGACTTTGATGCATGGCAAACTGCATCTAATATACTTGACTTTACGGAGTCTAATCCATTCGGTGAAATATAATGTTTAAAAATAAACAATTTTATAATCAACATACACGCAAAGCTATTATTGCATTTGGTACTATCTTTAATAATATCCAAATAAATAGAGTTAATGCTGGTGGTGTTACTGAACAAGTTATTCGGGTTCCTCTTTCATATTCTACAAAACAAAAGTTTCTGACTAGGATTGAGGCAATTCCAGATACGGAATCTCGTGGAGAGGTTGCAATTAGTTTGCCTCGCATGGGGTTTGAAATTGTAGGATTCCAATATGACCCATCAAGAAAGGTCTCACCCATACAAAAAAACATAACTACTAGTGGTGCAGAAACCAATTCATATAAAACAAGTTTCGTATCTACACCATATGATATGAATATGTCTTTGTATGTTTTTGCAAAGAACCAAGAGGATGCCTTACAAATAGTAGAACAAGTGTTCCCATACTTCAACCCAGATTTTAATGTGACTATAAATGATTTGCCTGAGTTGGGTATAAAAAGAGATATCAAAATAACTTTGGATAGTGTTAGTTATGAAGATACCTTTGAAGGTGCATTTGCAGACAGACAAGCTATTAACTGGACACTTAACTTTACAATGAAATTAAATTATTATGGATTTGTAGATAAACAATCATTTATCAAAAAAGCAATAGCACAAACATATGAGAATAATGACTTTCTAGGGCCTAGAGTTCAACAGTCGTTCTCAGTTGGGACTACACTACCAACCGCAACCGCTACAATAGGTAGTGGTTCGGTAACAGATTTTACTATAACATATGGTGGAGCGGGATATACTAGTCCACCTAACATTACTCTTACTGGTAACGCGAGGGCACATGCCGAGATTACTAATGGAGAAGTAACAAGTATTGTTATAGATGATGCTGGGAGTGGTTATTCAGAAGCACCTACTGTGACATTTGAAGAACCACCTAATTATAATGCAGACCCCTATAAGGATGACCCATATAGGTTCGTGGAGGAGTTTGACCAAACTTATGTATAACTATGCCAAAAAATAAAGTATTTGATGCACTCGATAAAACATTCAACACCGTAACTACAGAAATTGCTGAAAAAAAAGGTGGGGCTATCGCTGTGCCCGATAAAGAAGAAGAAAAACTAGACAAGGACTTTGAGGAAGCAAGAAACCTTTTAAAGCGTTCTGCTGAGTACGCGGAAGAAGCCGCTCAAGGTATCTTGCATGTCGCTACCAATAGTGACAACCCTCGTGCCTATGAAGTTGCTGGACAAATCATCAAGACTATGGGTGAACAAGCTAAAGACATGATGGAAGTCCAAGAGAAGAAACATCGAATTGAAAAAAATTCGGATGCACCCAAGACTATTAGTAAGACAACTAACAACCTAGTATTCACTGGAACAACTTCAGAACTTATGAAACAATTGAAAGCAGAGAACGAAAAAATTATAGACCATGAGCAAGATTGAACAATCATATCACGGTAATCCTAATCTAAAACAAATTGG